TCTGTAGGTTGATATGTACCTGTCTTTTTAGGTTTATATTTCACTTGACCGAATTGTCTTTTGAGATAGTCATCAAATGATAACATATCTCTACGATTGTTAGTTTGTTTACAAGCTTTATTATATAGTCTGTGTTCTTCCACTAACTGTTCCATTCTCTTTTTTGTAATCTTAGGTTTCTTTTTCTTACGAGTGTCCAGCGAAGTCATTCCTAAGACTAAATGCATTCCTTTAGGCATCTTCTCTCCTATTTAAAAATTCTCTCTCCATGTTTTGTTGATACTCACCAAATTTCTTTTCATGAATATCAATTAAAATATCGAGGTATTTCAATACATGCATATTGGGATGATTTTTAGATGATACAGCTACCAGTTTTTTGACATTCTGCAACTGTTCTATAAACTCTAATTCTTCTATCATGACACTATTATGACAGACTGAACAGGTATTGTCAAGAATTATTTGTTGAGAATGATTCTTATTTAGAAGTATAATTTAAATAATATGAGTAATACACCTATTAATATAATTAGTTCTACGATACTGATTTCTGGTCTTAACATAGAAGTTCTAATGTGCAACCAATGAGTAAGAGAAGACCACCAATCTGGGCGATTGTGCATGATTAATACAAATCCTACTATTAGGAATAGTAATATTGTGAGTGTTAACATCATCTCTTTTTGAGTCTAAGTTCTCTGGCAATCCAAGCCTTTGCAATAAAGTTATCTACTTTTCTAGATAACATTTTTCTTACTTGTGTACCTACCATATCAAAAACATCATCACCTACATCATTGTTATCTACAATGATAAAGTTTTTATTACCAAAAAATTGTTGAAACTTACCTATGTTTGATTGTACTTGATTCCATGATGTTTTTACAATATCCTCTGGTACACTTCTAGGTCTTTGTTTATTTCTTTCAAGTGCGACATCTAGACTTGTGTTTACAAATATCATATGCACATCATAACCAATTTGTTTTAGTCTAGATGCATCAGATGTGATTTTACCATAATCTTTTCCTGTGCCATCAATCACCATACCTAAACGACCTTCAATATAATTGTCTTGTCTTTTTTTAGTTACTGCTTTTGCTTTATCTCTAAGTGCATCTCTTTGTTTACCTTGATTGGCATCCATTTTAAAATTGAGATGTGCATCTTTTAAATATTTTTCAAATATATCATCTGAGTTTACAACTTTTAAACCCTGTGATGTGACACGAACTTTTTTTTGTGCTTGTCCTATACCTTTCATTACGGCGAATGATTTACCACTACCTGGCCCACCTGCCATGAAAAAGGCTTTAAATATGTTTGGGTCATAGACCCCTTCTAATAGTTCTGTATAGCTCTTCATTTGTTTCTTTATCTCTATAGTTTTCTTTAATATTATTTATGTCAAGTTTTTCAGGTATCATCCTTGTTCGTGTTTGACTCAAAAATTTCATGTTTTTAATTTTGTTTTTGTATTTGTTTGTCATTCTAAAACTCCAAATTGTTAATTAATTATACATGATATAGTTTACTATAGTTGCCCTCCTGTTGGTTGTTGTGCTTCTGAACCACCATCTGGCAGTTCTTTATTAAATGAATCTTTAACTATGCTCATATATATTGAATATTTAGCACCTTTTTTATCAAAAGAGTGTCTTGCTTTAGTTATTAAAAATTTACCAGAGTGATAGACATCATAATTATCATCTGTGTGTGATGTGCCGACAAGGGGTAATTCGAAATCTATAATTGACCCTGCTCTAATTGTTGTATTTCCATTTATTTGCATATTAATTTTAACACCATTGTCTAACTCTGAATTTTTAGATACTCTATGTGCAATGGTTTTTTCAATATCATTTGGTGTATAATTTGTACTTGTTTCAATGTAATGTTGGGTATCAAGTCCATTTGTATCTTTTGATGTACTATGCATGTATACTCTAGCATCTTTAAAGTCACTTAATTTATTTGCAAAATCTACTGCACCTTTATTGTATATAGGAAAATTACTACCCCCACTAGCGACTCTACCATAATCATCAAAGTCATCAAAGTAATCATATGTCTTAACATCAAAGTTTTTTTGATATATGTTATGTGATATAGTTTTAGATGCAAACATACCACTTTTAATATTTCTTTTTGTATCATTATTAGAAGTTATTTCATAATCTAATACTCTTTTTAATTCTTCTTCTATGTTAGTTATACCACCTTTTTGAAAATCAATACTTCCCTTATCTGATACTGTAAAATCACCCACACTACCTATATTATACAAACTATCAAGGGTTCTAAAATGTATTCCATCTAAATTTTCAAAAAATACAAAATGTGGTGAGCCATTTTCACCGATAGCATCAGTTGTTAAATCTTTAATCAATGAATATGGGTTTTTATTTGGTGATACTATTTTTTTGTTACCTAAAGTTGATTCAATGAATAATTCTTTTTTTGTGTTTATAGATTTTTTATCTTTTAATATTATATTTACTATGTCACTTATATTACCATCATATGATTTTGAAAGTCTAACTCTATTATTTCTCAATAATTCTGGTGAACAGAAATGTAATTGAAACACCTCATTACCTCTGCTAGATTTTCTTAAATCTATTTTATATACTGCCATAACATGCTTAGTAAAATCTATTGGTATATTATCAAGGCCTGGTGTCATTATTTTAAATGCCAAAAACTCTTGTCCTATGATGGGTGCATTCATAATTAAATTATTTGTATCTATAATTGTTACTGTTCCAGTTAAACCATTAGAAAACATATTTTCATATATGTCAAGTAATGTATAATTACTATTTAAATTAATTACTTCACCAGTGCTAGTAAATAGTTTTAGTTCAGTGAGTATATACTCTCCAGCGTTTCTTATACCATTCATTATATTATTGATTCATTCATTAATAATTTAAATTCTTCAACAAATGGTTCTATGTAAGATGGGTCTAATAGTCTTATTTTTCTTTTACTATCTTGTTGTTCTTGTTCATACTCATAATTAGTAATTAGAGTTGCATTTGAATAATTGGTATTATCAGTTCCAATATCTATTTTAATAGATGTATTACCAGAGGTTTGAGATATTTCATAATGATGTGTACCATTAACATCATCATACTTATCTTTTATAAACTGTAAAAACTGTGCTTCTGTCATTGGCCAATCATGATATCTATCTGTAATATTATTTACTAACATAATTACCCAGTGTAATTCAGCATCATCATAAAGTTTATGTGCAATAGATTCTGGTGTTTCACCATTTCTTATATCGTAAGTATCGTATAGTAAAGTGTTAGTTCTTACTTTTGCTCTAATACCTACACGCCTAAGTAAATTCTTAACATCTTTATATTCACCCTCTTTTTCAGAATCGTATATTATTGTTGGAAAATTATCAAAGTACATAATTAGAATCCATCTGCTGCTTTATCTCTTGTGATAAGTTCTATCTCTTTAAAGGTTAAAGTCATACTTGTTTCAATAGGTGGGGCGCCAGTAGTATTACCTTTGTGTGCTCTAAATCTATCGCCACCATAATTTACATCCATAGTTTCTAGATAACACTCTGAAACTTTGTTTAAATAATTATTTTCTGTATTTAAGAACATATATTTAATATCAAATGTTGATGGATAACTCATAAATCTTCCTCTTTGTCCTGAAGTCATCTCAGGTAACATATGAAATTTAAACATATCAACAATTCTTTTTACCTCATTGGCTTCATCTTCACTTCTTGGCATCATTTTAAATGTGTATGAAAAAGTTCTTTTACCTATACCTTTAAATGCAAGTTCCATTCTATCAGTTAAAATAACACCTGAATTCATTTCATAAGCTTCTTTAGCACCAGCAAATACTGGTATAGCACCCACTACATCCCCTAAAGCATTTGTACCAATTGCTTCAAGAGTAGGCATAGCTTGATTTCCTAAAGTTTCAGCTCCAGCAGATATTGAAGCACCATTAGCAACTTGTCCAAGAACTTGTGAAGCTAATTGTGTTCCACTTCCTATTTTTGTGTCATTGTAATCTGCCTTATAGTTTACTTTTACCTCAGCAGGCATATACATGGTGATACATGTGTCTAATCTTCTTGTTGGTGGTCTTTCAATACTAATTGTTTGTTTTTGATTTTTTCTTGAAGTGTAACCTGTTTTATTAATATCACCAGTTTTTAAAGCTGCGCCACCAAAACCTTTTTTATATTCTGCAGAACCTTTACCAAAAAATAAATCTTTTACTCCACCTTTTTGTTCAAAAATTTGTTTTTGAGCGTCACTAGCTTTTTCTTTAAACTTACCAGTCTTACTATCAAATATTTTATCGAAAGAACCTGTAAACCCCAAATTCTTTTCTAAATGTGTTTTTAAATTTTTTGTGCCTAATGTTTCGCCATCTACTGATAACTTATCTTGCATATTGTCAAATCTTACTTTTGCACTTTCTTGTTCATTAATAAAGAACATCATGTAGTGTCCATGATTACCTAAAGATGGGTCTACATTAGTATTATCAAGTGGAAATGATAAAGTGGTTGTTGAAGTTGAACCTCTTAATGGTGATATGTCTGATGAATCTTTTCTATTAGGTCCACCTATTAATCCAGCGATACCACCAGCTACTCTCCTTAGATTTTTACCTACTATCCCTCTAGCTATGGATTTACCTACATTTTTTAAATTGTCTAGTGGCATGTCTAAATAGTCCTATATAATTTAAAGTATTTATAACGATTATGACATATAAAGGTAAGTTTAAACCGAAATATCCTACCAAGTATCAAGGTGATATTAAAGAAATAGTGTATCGTTCTTCATGGGAATTGAAGATGATGAAGTACTGTGATACTACTAAATCTATTATAGAATGGGGTAGTGAAGAATTAGTCATTCCTTATGTATCGCCATGGGATGGTCGTTATCATAGATATTTCCCTGATTTCTATATCAAAGTTCGTACTAAAAATGGTAGTATCAAGAAGTATATTATTGAAGTTAAACCTAAACATCAATGTACACCCCCAGAAAGGAATCCTAAGAGAAGAACAGGGGTTTGGTATAATAAAGTCAAAACATGGGGTATAAACAAGGCTAAATGGAAGTCTGCGACTGAGTTCTGTCTAGACCATAACATGGAATTTAAGATACTAACTGAAGACCACCTAAATCCTAGTTAATTACTTCTTACTCGTTCCTGTATATAAACCAAACCAAGCGGCACCAGCACCTACAACGATACTTATCAACCCAGACTGTTCCATAGTTGGAGCAGACAAGTTCATATACCAAATAACACATTTGTATAACAATATAATGTATACTGTTAAAAATAGTCGTGGGAATATTCTCCATGCATCTACAGCTTTTGCCATGTCTATCCATGATTGATATTTGTTTTTACTAGAATTAACAACATTTGTGTCTACTTCTAGTTCTATGTTTACCTTTTTAGTTTCTATCTCTGACATTTTATTCTCCCTATAATCCTGTATTATCTGCTTGTGAATCTGTAATATTTGTATTTGTGTGTGAATGATTTTGTGCATTAGATGAAGCATCAATATTATTTGTACTGATAACATAAGTATTACCACCTGTAGCTCCAGCACCCGATGGTGTAAGATTATTACCTGTAGTTGTAGGGTCTTCTGCTGAATAATATCTTGTTATTGCATTATCTGTTAAAGTCATATCTTTAGGTACATCAAAACCAAAATAACCTAATATTCCATCAATTCCACTTTTTATTAAATTTCCAAAAAATTCTACTAAATATATTATAGGTTCAACAAATCCCATTATGAGACCCATAAGACCCTTTCCAAGTGATTTTAAAAAACTACCACTTCCCTCAAACATTTCTTTATTAAATGCATTAATAAAATCTAACACACCTAAAATTATTCCTAATGGCCATAGACCAAATCTAACTAAAAGTTTTCCTAAGGCCTTCATAGCTTTTCCTAATTCTTTTTTATTAAAAAAGTCAAGGACTTTTGAAAATGCAGCTTTAATACCACCAAAAAGTTTTCCAATAATATCTGTTTTAAAATAGTATGCTAACGAAACACCTAAGGCAGTAAATCCCTCAGCTAAAAGAGTACCTAATGAACCAAAAAAACCACCAATACTACTAAAATCCATATTAAAAAGATTTTTAAAAAGAGAACCAAAACTTAATGCAAGTCCTACAACTGTTTCACTTAATCTTTTACTTACACTAGTTAGAGCTAAAATCGCTAGTACTACAAGTGTTACTAATCCTGTTTTACCAAGCAAACTTTTAGATAAGTTTTTAATTTTATCTCCTAAAAATTTACCAACACCGCTAAAAGCTCCACCTAATTTTTTAAACATACTTCCCAATCTAGTCTGTTCTTCTTTCTTTTCCTCTTTTTTTTGTGATGGTGTTAGGTCATTTTTACTTTTTTCTTTATCACTTTTCAATAAATCTTCAAGAGGTTTTCCAACTTTATTAGAAATATTCTCTATCACCTTCTTCATATTCTTTCTTATAGGTTTCATGGTCGCTAAGAAATATTCTCCTAGTGCAGACATAGCAACTGTTTGACCCTCTTTAGTTTTAGATAAGGAATTAATCTGAAAAGCTTTATTTTCTTTAGTTATTTGACCTAAATAATAAAACATTTCTGCATAAAATCTAGTTGATACTTTATATTGGTCTGATAAAGTTATTGCTATTATTTGTAGAAAACTATCAGATTCATCTCTTTTACTTATATCCTTGTCACTCTCTATTTGTTGGCTTAAGAAATATTTATCAGCGGCTATTTCAGGCAATTGGTCAGCAATACGCTCTGTGGGTGTATCATCTTTTTTCTTTTCTTTTAGTAGCTCTTTAGTTAATGCATTGTTTTCTTGCATATGTGCAAGCAATAACTTTGTGCCTTCATCCATTGCCATTTATTTTTGCCTCATTTTTTTATTTTGTTCTTCCATTTTTCTATTTTCTTCTTCAACATGTTTTACCACTAAACCAATGTAGATTTCTCTCTCCCATGGCATCATGCTATCTAACTCTGTTAATGAGTATTTATGATGTTGCATGAGTGCAAAATTACTTTTATAGTAATTTGTTAGGCTCTCATGAGAGAGCCCTATACTAAAAAACTTTGAAGTCCTTGTATTACGACTTCACTTTTTACTTTAGTATTCGGATTTGTTACTTCAACAACATGTCTTAATTTTGGCATTGACTCAAAGAATTTAGATATAGATTCAAATTGTTCAGTAGTCAAAGATTCAATAAATTCTGTTAATTCCTTTTTAGACATGTCCACTTTGTTATAAATTTGTTCATCAAAATGTATCTCTGAAATACTATCAGATATAATATTAAATAGTGATTCTGTTTGATTACTATCTTTAACATTTTTAAATGAACTTAATAAAGGATAAGTAAAAACAATCTTAACTTTATCTGTCAATTGTATTACATTAATGTGGTCATCTTCCATATTACATTCTATATCATTAAGGTTGAGTGATACATTTACTTTTGTTTTTTCATCATCTGGGCAGGTGACTTGTATTTCTACATTCTCACCAACAGATTTTGCTCTTAGTTTTAAAAAGATATATTCTGCATCAAACATTGGACAAGTTGTTGGATTTACTTTTTCAAATGTACAGTCTGATATTAATTGACTCATTGCATCAACTATTTCATCATCAGTTTTTGATTCTTGTGCCATCAACAATGTTTTTTGTTCTTTCACTAGGAAAGGTCTATACTTAATTTCTTCACCTGTTGATGGTAAGGTTAAGGTATAAGTTTTGGTTTCAAGTTTAGGTAATGCCATAATTTTTCACTCCTTAATTATAATTTTCTTAATACTTTAGGTATATTTTTTGTAAGTTCTCTTTCCACTTGATTCGCAAGAATTCTTTGAAAAGTATCTATTATTTCTGTTGGTAAGTTTGCTTCATCTGTTAGATTTTTCCAATATCTGTAACTAAATGATACATCACAAGTTTGTGCCATAGTAGATGGTGTTGCATCTAAACTTTGTGCAGATATTGTTTTTGGAAAACACTCTACTAACTGAACTCCATATCTTCTTGCACCATCATTGTCTAAACTATATATCTCAATTTTACCAACATAGTCATCATAATATTGTATTGCCCATGAGTTAGCATCATATGCTAATCTTTGCCATGTTTCAAAAAATTGTTTTTCTTTATAGTTATTTGATTGATAAAAACTTGCACTAATTTCTGCAAAAGAAAATCCATTTACTATTTCTCTTGTTGGGCCATAAATATTCGTATCTGGCACTGAATCTAAAGTCCTGCCTGGAAAATTAATTTTATGACATTGCATAGAAACTTCTCTTTGTTCACCTCTACCAAGACTGTCTTGCAAAATATCAACCATAAAATTATCTGATTTACCTTTTCCACCTGAACCTGAATAACCTGTTGGTGGGAAAAACAATACTTCATATTGAGATGGTTTTGCAATACCCTCACCATCTCTAAATGGTGCTAATATCTCTTGTATGGTAAGAGCGGCACTTGATTCTATAAAATCTTTTAAGTCAGCCATTATACTAATCCTCTTGATTTTGCAAACACATGACTATCAGACTGTTTCTTAAATCTCTGTACAGGTAATAGTGTTGCAACTATAAATTCATCTGCTTCTACTTTTCTAAATTTTGTTTTCACATTACCTGCCAAATATCTTTTTAGACAAGGTTTAATTAAATCTACTTTTTTTAGATTACTATAATTAGTTCTTAATTTAGTAGTTTTATCAAACTTATCATTATTACTATAGTCCATTAGTCTATCCAATAGTCTAATTCTCATAGGCATAGATAGATAATGTAAGTTAATTCCTAAAAATCCATTTTTATATTCTTCAATGGGTAATACTAAAGGAAATGTATCATAGTATGGTAGTTTATCCTTTAGTTTAGGGTCATATACAAACATATTTAGTATGCCAAAAGTAGGTGTTGATGTTCTTTTACCATCACGAATTAAATCAGCAGACTTTGGGGTACCAAACTCTTTGATTTTATCACGAAACCATTGTGTTGATTTAGGTCTACCACCTGCTGCCTTTAAGACACTTTCTATATATTTACTTCTTGCCATACAGGTATTTATAAGGATTCTGTGGAATCATATGAAAAAAGTGCCCCTATAGAATAGAGGCACTCGGTAGGTTACTCAGCTAGTTTTTCAAAATATGCTAATGTATCATCTTCCTCGACTACTGGTGTTTCCACTTTAGTAGCTTGTGGTTTTGTATCAACTTTTGGTTTTGCTACAGGAGCATCATCCAAATCATCAGCAACATTACCAACTTTTACAGTGCCAGAAAGGACTGCATCTAGTCTGGTTTTCAACTCATCATAAGATTTAAAGTTTGTTGGTGCAGTAAACTCTGCAAGAGAGTGTTGTGCATTCCAAACTTTATCTGCTTCTGAATCATCTTCAAAAAGTTTTGATGTGTCTTCAAACTCTGATTTATCATAGTTCCAATATCCATCTACCTTTCTGATTTTAAGTTTAAAGTTTGCACCTTCCCAAAAATCAAATGGGTTGATTGCCTTTTCATCTTCAAACTCTGGTGACATAGCAGCAGTTAACTTATCAAAGATTTTTTTCCCATAGCGGAACAAGAACACTTTACCTTCATTCTCTGGATGTTTTGCATCACTTACCACATAAATGTTTGAGAAGTATTGCAATTTTCTTTTCTGCTTACGAGCAATTTCTTTGTCAGATTCTAAACCTGTATTCCATAATGCTGTATTATGTTCAGACACAGGGTCTTTCTGATTGAGTGTTGTAAGAGAGTTTTCAATGTACCATTGACCTGTTGGGCCTTGAAATGCATGATTCCAAACTTTTGCCCATGGCAAGTCTTCACCTTTTACAGCTGGTAGAAAACGAATGACTGCATATCCATTACCAGATTTATCTAGTTCTGGTTTCCACAACCTTTCATCTACATATGATTTTTTCTCTTGAGGTGCAGTTTCACCTTTAGCTGCATCTAACAACTTATTAAGTGAGCCACTGCTCTTTAGACTATCTAATGACATATATTTTCTCCTTATGTTATTATATTTTATCGTATGTTTATTTGTGTATTTTTCAATACATAACTATTTATAATAGTTATTCTTGTTACTATACTATACTTGACATCTTTTGTCAAGGTCTTCATAGGTAATACTTTGTACATTATTACAAACCAGTGGACTGGCATCTCCCTTTACAACCCAATAGAATTGTGTTTCATTAAATTCTTTAAACACCTGTATTAATTGACTTACCCATTCATCGGTATTAAATCCTTTTGAATCAGATGGTAAATAGTTATCTGTTCCTTTGTAAATATTATTAAGAGGTTCATCATAATCACTTAGGTCAAACCCTAACATGTATACTTCATCAGCACCCTCTTGACATGTTAAATGTAATGCCGTTGCACCTGCACACCAGTTTCTAGGGAATTCTATATTGTTTACTTTATCTTTATCTTCTACCCATGTAATGTAAAGACCTACATTTTTAAAACATTTTCTTTTTACATCTTCTTTATCTAAATGTGGAAATTGAGTAATCATTTGTTGATAATTTTTTTCTGCAGTTTCATATTCTTTTCCTTGAACTACACAATTTTTTCTATCATACCAACCATAACCACCACCATCATTTCTTTTTGGTGTTTCAAATATATTTAATGGTGAAAACCCCTCTTTTATAAACTCTGGGTCAAAACCCTCTAGTATTGCCCAATCTGCAAAATGACATTTGTTTTTAATTGGATAACCAGACTTGTATATCTCTTGTTGTATCTCATAATCAATGGCAACTAAATTATCAACTTTACAATCTCTGTAAATTGCATTACAACCCCATGTTGTAAAACCCTCATACTTTTTAGTTATATCCCAAACTTGTCTAGATTCACCATTTCCATAAACTAATGCTTTCATAATAAAGCCTCCAAACGATATTCATAAATTCTTAACATCCAATCTGTATAAAAATGATAGTGTATAATACCAATAAGTAGTATTAATGAACCTACTATATTAACAACTATCAATGACCAGTCTTTCCATATCCAGCCTACTATTAACCAACCTGTAATACCTGTAAATTGAAAGTACATATTATATGGATACATGTTCATGGCTGTCGTTGCAGCTCCTATAATCAAGACTATACTTGAAAACCATTTTATATACCAATCTAATTTATCTGGTCTATTCAATTCCTATCAACTCCCTTATTATAAATTTAAATTTTGTTTTATCAAAACTTAAAAACTTTTTATAATCTTTTATGAGTTTAAAAACATCGTGCCATACATAGTCATCTTTTAATTGTACATTCCATGTTTTACTATAAACTAAAATAGAATCTAGTATAACCATAGTTTCTAATGATAC